TACAAATACACAACCACAAACATCACAACCTTTCTCTACAACAACTACACAACCTTTTTCTACAAATACACAACCTTTTTCTACAACAACTACACAACCACAAACATCACAACCTTTCTCTACAACAACTACACAACCACAACCTTTTTCTACAAATACACAACCACAACTACAAACATCTCCTACCTTTACCGAAGGTAGATTGAAGGGTATACAAAAAAAAACTCTTGAATATTCAGATACTGTAAATAATTTATCATTTAATAATATTGATATTGTTCCAGTTTTTACAAATATAAACTCACAAGATGAAATCTCTTTTACTACAAAATTTACAAAGGATAAAAATTTATTATTACCAATTATTTCATTATCAGATAATATTCAAAATATTATTACATTAAATTTACTAGGAGGTCTTGGTATTTTTAAAAATAATGATTTAAAACAACAAATACATTTCATAAATACTTTAAAAAATCATGTAAAATTTATAGATGAAAATCCTATAACAATTTATTCTAATTCAAACTATGATGAAATATACAACACGTTTATACAATATTCTTGTGATTATATATCAGTTGTTGATGAAAACAATGTATTTTTAGGTTTTATTGTAAAAAACTATTTTGATTTATTTTCTACTAATAGAGATATTTTAGCACATCAAATAATGACACCATTAACTTATCTAAAACACTATAAAACATATGATTATAACTGGAGTAATTTATTAATACAAAATCCTGTTATGGATATTATTCATAATTTAAAATATTATCACTATATTCCAATATTAGATGATAATAATAAATTACATGGAGTTATTACTTTGAATAATATTAAAACATTTTATAATTTTAAAAACAAGTATATTACAGATAAAAAAGGAAGATTAATTACTGCTGTATCTACAATAATTTTTTCAGATTCTATCGAAAGAATTTCTTCATTAGTTGATTCAGGTCTGGATATTTTATTTATTAGAATAGATAATGCATATAATAATGTTCTTTTTAATACTATTAAAGATATAAAAACTAAATTTCCTCAATTACAAATTATCGTAGGAAATGTTCATTCTATAGAAGGATTTACATCATTATGCGAAATAGGTGTAGATGCTATTTCTTTAGGTGATGGAACAGAATTTGGACAATTCTCCTTATTAAAAGAATGTTCTAAATTATCAAATACATATAATGTTTCTATTATTAATAATAGCGGAATACCTACGCAAAATAATAACATTTTTAAATCATTCGTTGCTGGAGCTCATTCCTTTTTAATCGAAAATGATTCTTCTTTTAATCATAACATTGCAGATGTATTACAAATTATAAGAAATGGTCTCTTATCATTAAACGTTTTAAATATAAATAATCTTCATTCTATATTGGCATCAGTTAATATAATTTTAAATAATTAGATACATCTACCTTACAGAGCTGTCTATTTCGCCAAGGTACCTTATAATTACGCAAATATACGTATTTTTTTTTATTATTATACAGAATTTTAAAAAATAAAAATATTTGTTTATAATATAACTAATGATTGAAAATTTTATCTCTAATTTGTTTGGTGGAAAAGTCTATAAAAAATCTAACAAAAAACTATCTGTTAGAAAGTCTAAAAAATCCTCTCGAAAACATTCATCTCCTTCATTACGAGCTTCTAAATTAACACTTGGAAGTAAGAAAATGGGACGTAATGGAAAAATGTACCAAGTCGTCATGAAAGGAAATAAATACGCATGGAAAATCTGCAGAAAAGGATCATGTATTGGTGCTCAACAAGGTCCTTCTCCTTTAGTAGGAAAAGCTTCAGGTGGTGCTAAACGACGAAAGTCAAAGAAACGATCTTCCCTTAAGAAACGATCTGTCAGAAAGTCTTACAAGAAACGTTCTTCCCGCAAAATGAAGGGTGGTGCTAAAAAACGTTCTTCTCTTAAGAAAAAGTCAAAGAAACGATCTTCTGTCAAAAAGTCCCGCAAAAGACGTTCTTCCCGCAAAATGAAGGGTGGTGCTAAAAAACGATCTTCTCTTAAGAAAAAGTCAAAGAAACGATCTTCCCTCAAGAAACGATCTTCTGTCCGAAAGTCCAGCAAAAGACGTTCTTCTCGCAAAATGAAAGGTGGTGCTAAAAAACGTTCTTCTCTTAAGAAAAAGTCAAAGAAACGATCTTCTGTCCGAAAGTCTCGCAAAAGACGTTCTTCCCGCAAAATGAAGGGTGGTGCTAAAAAACGATCTTCCCTTAAGAAAAAGTCAAAGAAACGATCTTCTGTCAAAAAGTCCCGTAAAAGACGTTCTTCCCGCAAAATGAAGGGTGGTGCTAAAAAACGATCTTCCCTTAAGAAAAAGTCAAAGAAACGATCTTCTGTCCGAAAGTCTCGCAAAAGACGTTCTTCCCGCAAAATGAAGGGTGGTGCTAAAAAACGATCTTCTCTTAAGAAAAAGTCAAAGAGAGTCTCTAAGAGAAAGTCCCCTAAAAGAAAGTCTAGCAAAAGACGTTCTGCTCGTAAAATGCATGGAGGAGATGAATCTTCACTTTAAATAAATCCTTGGATAATTTTCAAATAAATTTAAACAAAAACTATTTGTTTAAATTATAAAAATTATAAAAATATATACCTTGCTTAATCTTGAAATTATATTTAAAATAATCCCTCGCCAGCCCATGTCATATTATGAACAGTTACTTTGTATGTTTTATTATCAACCTTGACAAATGTCGAAAATATATGAAATCCAAGTGCAGCTAGTAAAAGTTGTACGATTTCTAAACCTTTTTTATATATTAAATCTTTTCTATTTCCAGATTGATCTGGTATTGTACATTGATTGTAAATTGTATCGAATTTAACAGGGTCTGTCACATCCTCTGTGAAAAAATAAAATTCGTAATCAAAATCAAATACACTGTTTAAACTCATTATTGCGTTTATAATTACACAATAAATAAAATATACATAATAAATGAAATAAACGCTTATAAAACATAAAATGAAAAAAATAGCACTTTATTAGACGGTAAGGTATTATTTAAATTAAACTGTCCATTTTTGTGGGCCAACAATTTGATCTGAGGTTACCTATACCAATAGTTTGTTGTATCATTACTGGACATTTCGTTCCAGGTTTACAATCTTCAAGTTCTATATGATCTTTACCTAATATATGCCCACATTCGTGAAAAATTAAATACGTACGATATTCATCTAAAGATAATTTTGATTTATAACTACCTTTTTTCCACTTTTCCAAATTTAAATACACTGTATTAGTGGAGGTGTCGGCACAACTTAATCCACTAAAATTACAGACTTTTTTAATTGTTTTATTAGGAACTATTGTTATAATAAAATCAACGTTTTGATATGGATTATACTTGAAATTATATCCAAATTTTCTCCAACCACGTCTATCATTTAATGTATCAACTATTTTATTAATTATTAATGATTCTCTTAAATTAAGAGATTGAGGTATTTTAATATCGTACGTATAATATTTTTTCATATGATATTAAACAATATTTTTTTTAATGTTCAAATTCGCGCAATTTAAAAAGATATTTTCTCATCTTTAAATAGATGTCACTAATATATTATGATAAAGCTACAGCTATAGAAGAATCTACAAAAAATAATACATTAGTATGTAATAATAATATAGTAGAATATTTTACTACTAAAAATTATACAAGTTTCTTTAAAATAATAAAAAATAGCACAAATAAACATTTTTATGAGTTTATATCATCTAAAAAACCCGTATCGTTTTACTACGATATAGAAATTTATAAAAAGGATAATGATGATAGTATTAGCAATAACAAAGTTGAAAAAGATTATTTTTATGATTATAAAGAAATATTAGATGAATGTATAGAATCTGTAGAAAATACTGTAAAAAAAGTTTATTCTAATATTCTAATAAAACGTATTATATTAGAATCGCATTCAGATATAAAAAAATCATTCCATATTATCTTACGTATACAAGATTTAGACGATGACTCTAAAGAAATAGCTTTTAAAGATGTACAACAAATTAAATCATTATATAAAAAATTCAAACTAGATAAATATAAACAACTTAATAAATATATCGTAGATCCATCCGTTTATAGAGAAGGTCTTTTTAGAACATTCATGAGTACTAAAAGTGGAGAAATAAGACCCCTCTTAAAATCATGTTACAGTGATGATTTTAAATCAATCGAAACATTCGTTGGGTATTTACCAAAAAAATATAAAATATACGACCCTGTAGTTGAAAATGAAGTTATTGATGTTAATGTAGAACAACGCGCAGAACATATAGAACATATAGAACATATAGAACATATAGAACATAGAGATATTCTTGTTGTAAATATACCAGAAGAATTAAATGAAAACGATAAAGAAATTATTAAAAAATTTATACAAATAGAATTTCACCATTTCCCTAACAAAATAAGAGAGGTCTTTATCGATAAAAGTCACAATTGCATTGTTGTATCACTTATAGAAAGATATTGTCCATTCTTAAATAGAGAACATAGAGGTAATAACCAATATGTTTTAATAGATACATGTAGCGCTAAACAAAAATGTCACAATGTAGAATGCAATTTAGATAAATATAACGAAATTAAAATAAAAGACTTTCCTAAAGAAATTAATGAAATTATCAAAAAATGCTTAAAAGTAAATAAACAAGAACTAGATCTTATAGATAATGCCATTATTGAATGCAAAAACTATATCAATGAAAATTTTGATAAAGATATTAAAGAAGTACGTTTCGATCGTAAAGAAATGATTTTTAGAGGAAGCGTCGCAGATAAAAATCTTGTAGGTATATTAAAAGGAAAATGCCCCGAATGTAACGTAGAACATCATATCAGCGATAATGGTTATTGCCTCAAGTGTAAAGTATGTCAAGCTGTATTTCCTAAAACACAAATTATACCATTAGATGATCGATATAAAACACTTAATAGCTTCTGGATGAACTATAATCAATTGGTTAATCATGGAACTATTAACAATATCATTAATATCTATAATAATTCAGAAATCGATTTCAGCTGTGATATAAAATTAGATAATAATATCTTTAAAAATAAAGAAATTACGAATATTGTTAATCAAGTTTTAGATGGACATAAAATAACAATGATTTCTAAATTACTCTTTGTTATAAATAAAGATTTCGTTTATTCTAAAAATAATTGGTACAATTTTAATGGATCTATTTGGAGATGCGATAATGATAATATAGAAATGAAAAAGTCAATCATGGATTTATCTAAACTTTTTGATAAAATTAAAACACATTACGATGATAAAAAAACAGATGAAACTACAATGACTTTAAATAAAAATATTAAAAGCTTGATTAATAAATTTCATAAACCTGGATATCAAGATGATATTATTAAGGGTGCCAAGATTTACAATAATGATGAAACATTTGTATCTAATTTAAATAGTAAAAAACATATTGTACCTTTTACAAATGGAGTTTACGATTTACTTGAAAAAAAATTTAGAACAACAAAAAAAGAAGACTATATTAATCTTACTATGAATTACGAATACTCTTCAGATGCAAAAAATCCAGAAGTTTATACGTTTTTAGAACAAGTTTTGCCAAATAAAGGAGTTAGAGATTATGTTTTAAAAAAAATGAGCGAATGCTTAAATGGTGATATACCTAATACTTATTTTTTAATGTTTATAGGTGATACTGGCGCAAATGGTAAAAGTCAGCTTCTTAATCTTATGAAATTAACTATGGGCGAATTTGGTGAAAAAGTTGAAGTAACACTTTTAACTCGTAAAAGAAATAACGCAAACGAAGCAAATACTGAAAAAATTAAATTAATGCATAAAAGATTTGCATTTTTAAGTGAACCTGAAGATGGAGAAAAAATTAATATCGGTCTACTAAAAGAACTCACTGGTAGTGAAGAAATTGTAGCAAGAGGACTTTATCAAGAAGCAATGTCATTTGTTATGGAAGCTAAACTCTTTTTAGCATGTAATGAATTACCAGAAATTAAAGGAGAAGATACAGCTCTTTGGAGACGTATTCGTGTTATCGATTTTCCTTCTCGTTTCGTAGATGATCCCAAAGAATCTGGCGAATTTAAAATTGATAGAACTCTTCCTTCTAGAATGAGAGAAGACGCATCGTGGAGACAAACATTTGTAAATATTCTTATTGATTATTATTTCAAAGATATTAAAGAACCAATCGAAGTACAAGTTAAAACAAACGAATATAGACAAGAAAATAATGAGTTCTCTAATTGGTTAGATGAAAATATCGAAGAAAAAAAGGGTGGCGTTCTTAAATTAAAAGATGTTTGTGAATTATATATCGGTAAACCTAAAATATCACCACGCGTATCTAATAAACATAAATTAGAAATAGAAAAATATATTAAAGCCAAATACAAAAATATATTAGAAAAATATAAAGATTCCAGTTATAACGGTGAACGTTATAAAGGATGGGTAGGTATACAAATTAAGGAAAATCAGTAATTAATATGTTTAGTCAAGAATAAATCCAACTATCACCTTTCTATATAATAAAAACAAATTGTATAATACAACAGCTAAATATAATAAACCAAAAATCCTTGATCTTCTATTTCCAGTGTATAAATTTATAGAATTCACTACAATAGCAATAACAGCATTTACAATAACTAATACATATTTAAAACTTTCTATTTCTAACAATTTTCCAGTATTATCTGATTTTAAAATTGTTAAAAGACTCATTTATATATATACAAAATAATATTTAATTTTTAAAAATTACATTTTAAATATTTTATTTAAAAATAATTTTATTTATTATATAAACACGGTACTAATGTGTGGGATATTTGCATTAATTGAACAAAATAAAGTAAATCTTGATCCAGAAAAGGCAGAAGATGTTTTTAAAAGTTATAAATCTACTATATCTTCTGTTTATTCAGAATTAAATCATAGAGGACCAGATTCTAAAGGAAATAATCTTATTATTGATCCAAACTTTAAAAAATCTGTATTAATGTTGCATTCAAGATTAAAAATATGCGGCGATGATACAACACAACCACTTGTAAATAATGATAATACTATCTATTTAATCATTAATGGTGAAATATTTAATTGGAAAGAACTTCAAAAAGAATTAAATTATACTTGCACTAAATCAGACTGTGAAATTATTTTCCCATTATATGAAAAATATAAAAATGACCTTGATACATTTTTTAATAAGATAAATGGACAGTTTAGTTTCTTTTTATATGACCTCGAATCACAACACGTACTTATTGGTAGAGATAGAATTGGAGTAACACCTCTTTATATTGGAATTAACGAAAGTGAAAATAGATTTGTAGTATCATCTGAATTAAAATGTTTGCATAAAGATTTAGTCACAAATATTCAAGTTTTTCCACCTAGAAAATACATTTATGCTAATGTTAATATCGATTCTACTAATTTTACAAATTTTTACCGTAATTATATCGATTTTAATGAAAAATATAAAGAAATTACACAATTTAATGAAAATGACCTAGTTAAAAATAAAAATATAATTACAGAAATGATTAGAACTAAATTAACAAATAGTGTAAGATTAAGATTAAAAGATATTGTCTTGAATGATCAACCTGAATTTGGAGTACTTTTGTCTGGAGGTTTAGATAGTAGTTTAATAGCTTCTTTAGTTGTCTCATTAGCAGATGAAATGGGATATACTAAACAGATTAAAACTTTTAGTATTGGCGTTGATAAAAATGTACCAGACCTAGTTGCAGCAAGAGAAGTTGCTTCATTTTTAAACACAGATCATCACGAATATTACTTTTCTATTAAAGAAGGACTAGATAGTTTAGAAGATGTTGTACTTTATACAGAAACTTATGACTCTACCTCTATTAGAGCTAGCACACCTATGTACTTGTTGACTAAACAAATTAAACAAAATTTTCCAAATCTTAAAGTTTTGTTTTCTGGCGAATTATCAGATGAATTATTATGTTATCTTTACGGAGCTAACGCACCTTCTGAAAAAGATTTTCAATTAGAAACATTGAAATTAGTAAACAATGTTCATCAATTCGACTGTTTAAGAGCGAATAAAACATGTATGGCAAATTCTATAGAAGTACGTGTTCCATTTACAGATCCAGATTTTGTTAGTACTATACTTTCTCTACATCCTAGATGGAAATCATTTGGAAATGTTCCAAATTCATTTAATAAAATGGAAAAACAAATTTTAAGAGATTCCTTTAAAGGATACCTCCCAAATTCTATACTATATAGAAAAAAAGAACAATTTAGCGATGGTGTTAGTGGATTTAATGGAAAAGAAAATAATTGGATTGACGCATTAAAAGATTTCTCAAATAATGCATTTACAGACTCTCAGTTTAATGAAATTAGTAAAACATATACGTACCTTACACCAAACACAAAAGAACAACTTTATTATAGAATACTCTTTCATAAAATATTTAAAAATATACATGAAAGCTCTCAAACTACAGTTTATTATTGGGAACCTAATTGGTCAGATTCAAAAGACCCAAGTGGTAGAGTACAAACATTCTGGACTAAAAATTAAGCTTTAATTTAATTTACTTTTTAATTTTACGTTTTTAGATTACATCATTAGAAAGAAAAGACAACTAATAAATAACATAATATATGAATATTCTTTTTTCATAGAATTTGATTTAACTGAAAAAGTTCTATAATCTACAAAATTAGTCGTGGATGATGTATCAGTATCAGATGTTCTTTTGTCATCTACAGTAGTAGTTGAAATATTGTTATCTTCAGGCTTATTTGGTGAAAACTTGTCATCTACAGAATTGTTATCTTCAGGTTTATTATTTTGTGTAGATGGTGATAACTTGTCATCTACAGAATTTTTATTTAATACTGGAATAACTACTTTATTTTCACAGTGAATACCTGTATACATATCTTTACATTCACATCCACCAGAAGTTAAAATAATACCTCCATTCAAACATTTTTGTTGATGTTCAAAAGAACCAAATCCGTTATTCATTTGTGCTTTGATTACAGTCAATACATGTGAATTATTTCCAACAATCATTTCAAGTTGTGTTAACATATCATTACCAATACCTTTACCGACGGTATCACGTTTCATAAGAGTTCTATTAGATTGAGATAGTACTTTATCAATTTTTACTGCAATTTGCATAGGAATAAGAGCTAAAAAGTTTTCTGTAGCTTGTTTACAATGTTCTACAAATGCTTGTTTATGATTATTTAACGTAGCTGCAATACTTGTATCTCTACTAGTTGTCATAAACCAAACATGTTTTACATCACCAACACAATTTTCAATGTGATTTACATGTTCATTTGGTACAATTTGTTGACAATTTTCAGCAATCATAACTTGTTTACATTGTTCTTCAATAAAGAAGAGGTCTTGTGGTAAAACATCTTGTGTAACTTGCTGTGCATCTGTAACTTGCTGTGCATCTGTAACTTGCTGTGCATCTGTAACTGGCTGTGCATCTGTAACTGCATCTGTAACTGGCTGTGTAATATCACGTTTTTTAAGAAAGTTTCCACGATACAAATATCCTGGATAATATCTTATTGGGTCAGTAATAAGTGGTGTGTACTTACCCCATTTAGAATAACGTTGTATAGCATTCCAATTAATTGTAAATGGTTTAGAGTTCAATAGACCAGTTGGAGTTTTAACTAAAGTAGGCATTACCTTTAATGGTTTCATGCATTGTTTAAATGTAGTAGATGACCATTTTTGAATAATTGTTTGAAGACTACTACCACATTTTTGTTCAACAAAGTTATTTATATATGGTTGAAATCGATACATTGTAGTAAAGTTGATTGGTACTGGTGCAGTACCATTAATTACATTATAAATTTGATTGTATGCCACACTTGAATTTTGAATAGTCCATGAATTTGTAAACAAAAGAACATTAGATGCACTTTTAGATTTATCAGTAAAATTAAGTAAAGTCCCGTTAGGCATCATTAAAGATTTTGAATTATCATCCCATACTCCACATAATCCAGAAGTCAAATATTTATATTTTGTAGGTACAAAAATAAATACATCCATATATCCTTGGTCAGCTGTTGGCCAAGTACGACCAACTAAATTTACTTGAGAACCATCTTTGAAAATAAATTTCCAATTTTGTTCACTAGTAGTTTGATGAAACAAGTAACTATTAAGAAAATTATTATCATCTCTTACCTTAGTTGTTGTCAATTTTGCAGTTGTACCATTTGCAGAAGTCAAAAAATATGCATAATTCACACCATCAGAAACTTGAATAGAACATGCAATATTACAAGTGACATAATTATTACATGGCATTTGAAGACATTGAACCGATAAAAACGGTGATTGTAAAAGCCATACTGTATGATACGATTGATAGTCATATCGTTGATTATTAAAAGTAACAAAATGAGGATCACCAGTTGAATAACAATTTGCACCTTTACTAGGTTTTAAATCTTTTAATGAAATAGTTTTATTTTGTACAATTTTATTAGTTTCTATATTAATCATTTCTAGTAAAATTCCAGCAGAACTCATATCAACAGATAAAGAAGAAAATACAGATTGTCTATCAATATAGATTTTTTGGTCAATTTGCCAGTTATCAATTGAAAATACAGCAGATTGACAATTAGAAAATGTTACAGCATTTGAAGTAAAATTAACTAACATATCATAATCAGGAGCAGTATCCAAACGCACTGTAAAATACGCTTCAGCTGCATTTAAAGTACTCATATCCAATACATTTGGTGCAATAATCATGTTTTGGCACAAAACATATCCAATTTGCATAAAACTAATATTAATAAAACTTTTCATTTTTTTACAATGTTATTTATTTCAAAAAAATAAGCAAAATTCAATTTTTTTATTATCTTTAAATAAGTTTTACCTTTAAAAAATTGAATTTATTTTATAATTTATATAAAATTATATAATATTACACAAATATGCTCGCCATTATCGATAAAGAATTTGAAGAATTAAAACAATTTATGGATTATTTAAATGAATTCGATTTAAATATGACTTATTATGAAAAATTAGAAGTATTCAATATTCTTAATCAACTTAATAAAGAAAAACTCGAACAAGAAATTCTTGAAGAAGAATTATTTGAAAAATATATCAATTACAATTAATAATTCAAACAAACTCAAGTTCGTCAAGCTCATCAAATAATACTTTAAACAATTTTAAATACTTTTTAAGATAAATATATCTTTTTCTTAAAAATTTTAATCTATTTCTCTCTTTTATAATAAATTTCATTCTCTCTATTTTTACGTCCATTTTCCATTTTAAGTTTTTCCATTTTTACGTGCATTTTAAGTTTTAAATTAGTTATCTAAAATATCTAACTTCTTCTTTAATAATTGTGTTTATATTACTAAACGCATTATTATAATGTTTTAATTTATTATAAACTATACCAATATATTTTTCTTTAATCTTTTCACTTTTCCAATCACTATTTTCGCACAAAATTCGTGGTATAAATGTCACTTTTAAGTAATGTCCATACATAGCATCATGTTGGCTTTTTCCTGAATCGTCACTGTCATAATTAGAATCATTTTCATATTCGGAAAAATAACATCTTTTTTTGTCTAATTCAATCGTGTCTGTACCATTTGAATGTTCGATTCGAAGTTGTTTAATTATATAATAATCACAGCCCATATTTCTATTATTATTGTTTTTATTAAATTACTTTTCAATTTTAAATTGTTTAATTTTTGATAAAACTTTTTTTAAAAAGTTTACCACTTGTGATTTTTATAAGTTTCTACTAATTTATCCTCAAATTCATTTACAAATGAACTGTAATCACAAATTGGACCATTTATAAACGCATCTCTTACCTCTTTCTTTATATTTCTAAATTTATCTAGATTGTTAGCAAAATAAGCAGCCTTTTGAATATATTCATCCTGAGAATATGCTACAAACTCATCTAAACCACAATTTTTCATCAAACTTGTCGTTACATTCTGTGAATGATAATGACGTACATTGTCAAATAATGTCAAAATTGGTACACCCATCATTAAACTTTCACAACTCGTAGTTGTACCAGAATATGGAAATGTATCCACAGCAATATCCATTTTGTTGTAATCCGGTAAATGATCTCCATATGTATCAGAATATGGCAAAATTGTTACTCTGTCTAATACAGACTTGTCCTTGAATGTATTCAAAAATTGATCGTATAATTTTTGTGTTAAAAATTCCTTTGTCTTGATCACAAATCTTGCAGTCGGTGCTGCTAATAATAATTTCTCCCATACACCAATAACCATATCGTTAACCTTGTTGTATCTATTAAATGTACCAAATGTTATATATCCATTCTTGATACATGGTGGTTCGCTGATAGCAGGAATATTATCTATACCCATACTTGGTGAATACGCCAAAAAACATTTATCCATAAAAATAAACTTTTCTTGGTAATAAATTTGTGACTTTTCACTATCACAAAATTTATCAGTTATACGATAATCCATAGACTTTACACCACTTGAATTCGGATAACCACAATAACTGATTTGAATAGGAGCTGGCTTTAATACAAATGTATCAAGACGGTTGTCTCCAGTATGAGCAGATAAATCAAACAAAATATCAATATTATCCTCAGCAATTTTATTCTTTAATTGTTCAGGTGTCATGTTTTTCACAACATGCCACTTGCATTTTGGAAACAAACCATCCAATTTTACAACCTTTACAGAATAACAAGTAATATCAAATAAATCGTAATTTACATGATTCAAAATACTATGGATAAAATAACTCACAGGATGACATATAAAATCACCTGATACAAAACCTATATTTATCTTTTTACCAGATCTTATTAAATCTTGTTTGTCTTTGCAATCTAAAATCTCCTTTTTAACTTTGTAATTTGGAAGAGAAATACGGTAGTCATCTACAACTAAAGGATAAATCTTGTTGATCGATTTATGAATTCTCGCAATATACATAGGATCCTCTATTAAATGTGAAATGTAATTTGAATCTAGTAATTTATTCTGATAAGCTAATGATAAACGTGGCTTATATTTTAATGCCTTGTTATAACCATCGATCGCACCAATAAAATTACATTCATAACATTTAGCTAATCCCATATTCATATACATACTAGCAATTAACATATCCTTGTCAACCGAAATATGAGCACGTTGGTAATTTTCAATACCCTTTGTATAATGAAAAATAGCCTTGTCAGTAATACGCAATTCCGTATAAACTACACCTATTTGATTATTTACATCTGGATCTAATGGATCAATTTCATAAGCTAAATTAAAATAATATAAAGCTGTATCTCTATCTTGTACAGTAAAATAAATACTCCCAAGACCATTTAAACATTTCACCTTGAATTGATTCATAGATAATCTAATATTCTCATCCATCTTAGGCTCTCTTAAAATCAAATCAAGAATACCTATAGCCATTTTATAATGGTAAATACTATTATCTAATTTATGAACCCTATGATACATAAAACCAAAATTATAATGTAACTGATAATCACATGGATCAACTATTAAAATCTGATTTAAATATACCAAATTCTCCTCAGCATCTGGATTAAATATAGTCAAGTATAAAAATACCATCTTAAAAATCTCCATACCTCTTCTATGAAATGGTTCAAGTGAAAGAACCTTTCTTATATGAGCAATAGCCATATACAATGTATTCTTTTCTATATCAGTAAAACCATTTCTGTTCATATGAAGACCAATAGAACGAACAAGCAATTCTGAACTAATATAGTAAACAGTTTTAATTTCCTCTTTGTGTCTTTGTATTACAAATTGATTCAACTCATCTAAAAATTTAATCGCACGACTTGTCATTTTTAAACATCTTATATACAATTCATTTTCTGTTCTCTTTTCTGTAAGTAAAATCTCCTGAGCTTTATTGTAAACACTTTTTATATTTTTATATTCCTCTAAAAATTCATTTATCGATTCAATTGGTTTGTCGTTAACATTTTCATTATTTTCCTTTAAAGATTCTTTAACATCTACTACATTTTCTGATTTTTCTACCTTGTCGTCTAATATTAAAGGTACCTTTGATTGATTTTTCTTTGAAATCTTTTTTATAGTCATTTATTTATTAAAATATAACAAAGTTTTAAATTAATTTTTTTAACGTGTTTTATTTAATTTCAATTCTTTTTTTAACTCTTAAATAATAATATCTTATGATAACTTTTTTAAAACCTGAAAATTGGATGGAACTTCCAATGTTTAAAAAAATCTATTATTATGGTACTCAATTAACAAAAGAATACGCAGAATACGTCGATAAATTACAAGCAAAAAATAAAGTAAAGGAAATTTGTGGAGATGACATTCAAGTTGCCAAAGTAGTCCGCGTACTCAATTCATATTATGACCTTACATTAGATGACCTAAATACAAATTATATTATTAAAAGTTCACACGGATCTGGTTGGAATATATATAATGATGCAGATACGTCATGTGATTATGCAATTCGAATATTACAAGCTTGGAATAGGAATTATGGTTCAACTTTAGAAAAACAATATAGTTTTATTAAACCAAAGTTTTTTATAGAAGAAAAAATATGCGATTCAATATTAGGTTATACAGGATATGCTTGTGTGTATATGTTTAGATGTATACATTCTAATCCTATAAGTATAAGTGTTAAATATAAAAACAAACAAAATTCATACGATATTAATTGGAATTTGACACAAAAACCATATTTACCATTCGAAATCCCTAAACCAAAATGTCTACAAAAATTATTAAACTTGTGCAAAATATTATCAGCAAATTTTGAATTTGTAAGACTTGACTTTTACATTGGTAAAGATGATATTATTTATTTTAGTGAATTTACTTTTACACCTGCTGCTGGTCATCAAGTTTTTGATGACAAAACTGAAATGGATCAAGGTTTATTATGGGTGTAATATTATTTAATACCTTGCGAAATAAAACAATTTAGCTCTTACAATTAAAATAAATTAATTGCCAAGGAATCTTGCTATTATCATAATGCAAATATTCTTTTATTGAATTTAATAATAATTTATCATCAGTGCATAAATCTAATCCAAATAATAATTTACAAAAATGTAGTAAACATTCTTCATCTTTAAAATTCCAATTATAATTATTAATAGAAATATCAACCTTAAAATTATTCTTTTCTAATAACTTTGAATCATCATTTGTAAAAAATAATCCATTATGACCATTACTATTATATTTATCTACAAATCCATTCAACCATTTAGCCTGCGGAGAATCGCTAATAACATCTGCTATTACTAATCTACCACCAGGTATTAAAATTCTATTTAATTCTTTATATAAAACATCTCTTTCATCAATACTTAAATGATGCAATGTCGCAATACAAATTATTTTATTAACAGAATTTGATTTCATCTGTATTTTATCAAAAGTAAATTGTTTAATAGAATTTTCTAAAAAATCTTTATGCATATCAAAAGCAAAATATGTTATATTTAATTCATCTTTTATATATTTATCAATTGGTATTCCTCCAGCAAAAACATTTAATAATATATCATCCTTTTTTAATTCAAGATTTTCTATTGCTGTAATAATTTCTTCATCTAATACATTTTGGTATAGGTCCATTGCATTTGAATACGAATGCGCTCTATTTGTAAATGACCTTATATAATCCATTTAACTATTCTATTAAATTAATTTATTATATTTTACGGAAAATATTTACTTTTTGTAAATTTCTATTTATTTTTTAAAAACAAAATGAATTTAAATATAAATAATTATATATTTAAATGGAAACTTTGACAGAAGATGAAAAATTAAAAAAATTAAGAAGAAAAGTAAAAGCACTCCAAAAACGTCCTCAACCTGAACAAAGAACACCGGAATGGTATAGTGCTAGACATAAAAGAATTACTGCAAGTGAAGCTGCTAGTTGCTTATTTAATTCAAAAAAAACATGCGAACCATATGTACAAGAATTCAATATACAAAATTTTAAATATAAAGATACAGAACCATTAAATCATTACGAAACAAGAGAAGACTATATTATTAAAAAATGTGATGCATTTTATGGAAAAAATGTTTTCAAAGATACTATTTATACACTTTGGGGTAAAAAATACGAAGAAGTTGCCAATACACTTTATTGTCAATTAAATAACACAAAGGTTATAGAATTTGGTCTTGTTTCACATTCTAGACTAAAATGGTTAGCTGCTAGTCCAGACGGTATTACACCAGATGGAGTTATGTTGGAAATTAAATGCCCAAAAAGTAGAAAAATAGATGAATCTAGAGTCCCAATACATTATTGGATACAAACTCAAATACAAATGGAGTCGATTGACCTAGATGTATGTGATTTTTTTGAATGCGAAATTGAAGAACTCGATTCAGAAGAAGAATTCATTAAACAAGAAATTGGAGAAAAACAATCAAAAGGAATTCTTTTAGAAATTATTAACTCTGGACCAGATCCTAAATTCATTTATTCACCAATACACGTAAAAACAACAAAAGAATATATAGATTGGAAAAATGAACAAATGTCTTTACGTCACGATTTAATACAAACTTTTTATTTTGTAAAAAAATACAATAATCAAAGAGTAAATAGAAGAAAAGATTGGTTTAATAATGTAAAAGAAGAATTAAAAAAATCTTGGGATTTAATTATGTTTTTACAAGAATCACATGAAAATTTTACAAAATATAAAGAATCTATTCATAATATTAAAAGTAAAAAATTTTATGAACTTTATGATAAAACACAATGCGAAATAGAAGATGACACTTCTACTTTTATACTAGAGTCTAATGAAGATAACGATACCTTGCCGTCTAATGATGTCGGTAACGATATCGAAAATAAAGATAAACAAGTTTGCCTTATAGATTAAATATTATAGATTAAATCTTAGATTAAATCATTAAATCTTATAGTTAAACAGAATTAACATAACATTTAAATTTGAATCCTAGTCTTCTTTGTTACGTATTTCTCCTCTTATTTTTCATTAAACTTTTCCCAGTTTAATTAAAAAATTTATTTTCTTTATAGAAAACTATATATGAGCAACCTCGAAATTTATAATACTCCAACTGGAAAAAGAGCAGTATATTATCATACTAACTGGAGCGGATATGCTAGAAATTTTCAAGTAAAAGACATCCC